GGCGGATATCTGCGTGGTCGGTGGTGGGGTCACGGCTACCATTGGTGGCATGGCCACCAAGTCAACTGGAGTTGGTCGCGGATCATCCGCAACTCCGATCGAGAAAAAACGTTTGAAGGGTTCAAGAATCCGCACAGGTTTGCAGGCTTCACCGATGCCAGAGACAGCGCTCGCGCTGGTGGACATGTCGGTTGTGCCGGTGGTGCCGAAAGGTTTGGGCAAGATTGGCGAGCAGTACTGGACTGTCTTGTGGACTGGTGGTCGGCGTCATTTGTCGGAGTTGCACGATGGTCCGTTGATGGGTCGGTTGTGTCGCAACTATCAGAAGATCTACGATCTGGAACTTTGGCTTGGCGACGATGTCACGACTCGCTGGTACACGTCGCCGAACGGTCAGATTGTGACTCATCCTGCGGTGAAACAGATCGAGCAGATGGACGCGCAATGCACAGCATGGATGTGTCTGCTCGGTTTCACTCCGAGCGATCGTGCGAGGTTGGGTCTTGCCGAGATAAGGGTGGCCAATGAGCTTGACTCATACCGACAAAGGAACTCCAACCTGGTCGACGCCGAAGTTATACAGCAAGTCTGACGGTCACAAGGTCGTTGACTTTGCTCGCACGTTCTTGCATGTCAGCAAAGGTGTTCGCGCCGGTCAACCGCTGATTCTCACGAACTGGCAGGTCGCTCTTCTTGACAGTTTGTATGAGCGTCGTGATGATGGTCTTCTTCGTTACCGTAGAAGTCTGATCGGGTTGGCTCGCAAGAATGGCAAGTCGCTTCTTGGCTCGGTCGTTGCACTGTACGGATTGATCGAAGGTGAGCCTGGTGCCGAGGTTTATTCGGCAGCGGGTGACAGACAGCAAGCGCGAGTTGTGTTCAATGAGGCGAAGTGGCAGATCAGTCAGTCGCCTGCGTTGTCGGGTGTGTGCAAGGTGTATCGAGATGTTGTTGAGGTGCCTTCGACTGGTGCGATCTATCGTGTGTTATCAAGTGACGCCAAATTGCAACAAGGGTTAAATCCTTCGACGGTTGTGTTTGATGAGTTGCATGTTCAGCCGAACTCTGATCTGTGGGATGCGTTGACTTTGGGTTCTGGTGCGCGTAAAGATCCGAACATCGTGGCGATCACGACCGCAGGGTTTGACTTGGATACGGTGTGCGGAAGTTTGTACAACTATGGCAAGCGTGTAATCTCTGGTGATCAGGTGGATGAGCGGTTCGGGTTCTGGTGGTGGGAAGCACCAGCCGATTGTGAAGTGTCTGATCGTGACGCTTGGAACATCGCAAACCCAAACTTGGCTGAAGGACTTCTTGACATCGAAGACATGGAGATCTCAATGATGCAAACGGCTGAAACGGCTTACCGTCGTTACCGTCTGAACCAGTGGGTTCGCACAGATGGCGAGTCCTGGTTGCCGAAGGGCGCCTGGGAGTTGTGTCGCAGTGAGTCTGAACTTGATCCGAACATTCCTGTGTTCGTTGGCATTGACATGGCGTTGAAACATGACTCGATTGCGGTCGTGGTTGCGCAACCGCAAGAGTCTGGTCAGATAGTTGTTCGCGCCAAGATCTGGCATCCTGACGGCGGTGTCATGGATGTGTCCGCAGTTGAGCAACACATCCGAGAACTTGGTCGAGAGTTCACGGTGCAAGAGTTCGCTTATGACCCAGCCTTCTTTCAACGCTCAGCCGAAGCGATGTCGGATGAAGGGTTTGCGATGGTTGAGTTCTCTCAGTCGACTGCGCGTATGGTTCCGGCTTGCGGAACTTTGTATGAGATGATCGTCAATCAGAAGATCGCCCATGACGGTCATCCTGTGTTTACCGATCAGGTGTTGTCGGCTGCGCAACGGTCAACCGATATGGGTTGGCGATTATCTAAAGGTAAATCAAAACGCAAGATTGATGCTGCGATAGCATTGGCGATGGCAGTGGATCGTGCGACAAGACGGACAGAGACAATTCAGCAACCAGGGTTCTTCATAGTTTAGGAGAGTAGATGATTCTAGTTTTAGAGATGATTGCAGTGGCGTTGATTGCGCTCGGAGTGTTTTACATCTCACTACCAGTTGCGCTAATCTTTATAGGACTATCAATGCTCGCATTCACCTTGGCATGGGAACGGTCAAAGAAAGCGGATAAGAACTGATGTTGTCAAGACTGTTTGATTCAAGAAGCGAGCAACGAGCGGTCTCGTTCCAGTCGCTGTTCGCAGCAGGTGACGGATTCCAATTCACAACAAACTCTGGCACGGTAGTCACTCAAGAAGATTCGCTAAAGATCGGAACCGTGTACGCATGTGTCCGTTTGATCGCCGACTCAATCTCAACATTGCCAGTCGACACTTTCATTCGTGTTGACGGCGATCGTCGTCCTTACCGTCCGCGACCTGAATGGTTGGACATGCCTGAGATTGGTTGCTCACGCACCGATCACTTCCAGCAGGTTCTCGTCTCGATGCTGTTGAACGGCAATTCGTTCACACGCATCATTCGTGACTCGGCAGGCATCGCAGGTTTGGCTGTATTGAATCCTCTAAAGGTTGAAGTGAAACGCGATCAGTCGCGACGACTGATCTATGTGTTTGATAACAAGGACATCATTGAACATGAAGACATGATTCATCTGTCCGAGTTGCGTCTGCCAGGCGATCTTCGTGGCCGTTCACGCATCGAACTTGTCAAAGAAAACCTCGGACTATCAAAGGCACTTGAAGAGTTCGCTGCAAGATTCTTCGGTCAAGGTTCTCACACTTCTGGCATCATCGAGTTCCCAGGCAACCTGACCCGCGAACAAGCCAAGTCCCTTGTTGACGGATTCGAAGAAGGTCACAAAGGTTTACGACGCTCACACCGACCAGGCATTCTGTTCGGCGGTGCGAAATACACCACAACCTCAGTCGCACCAGACGACTCACAGTTTCTACAATCACGACAATTCGCAGTTGAAGAAATCCTTCGCGCGTTTCGCGTCCCACCATCGATGGCTGGAGTGATTCAAGCCGGTGCGCAAGCGTACGCGTCAGTCGAAATGAACGGCATCCACTTCGTGATGCACACGTTGCGACCTTACGTCACCAAGATTGAAGACGGATATTCGCGTCAACTTCTAACCAACGGCGCTTTCATGAAGTTCAACCTTGATGGTCTGATGCGCGGCGACTTCGGTTCGCGTGTCGCAGGCTACTCATCAGGTTTGCAAGCGGGCTGGTTGTCAATCAATGATGTGCGACGATTCGAAGATCTACGACCAGCCGAAGGTGGCGAGGCTTACCGTGTACCACTCGCCAACGTTGATCTTGGTGCAGCTGGTCTCACAGAACTTGACCGCAAGACAACAATGGTTCAGCGTCTCATCAACGCAGGTTTCGAACCCGCGTCAGTTTTGAAAGCACTTGATGTTGATCCGATCATGCACACTGGTGTTGCACCGACCATGTTGCAACCTGTCGCCGATCCTGCTCCGTCTTACGATGTGAATCAGCGTGATGTGAATGTGACGATGCCAGAGATTCTTGTGAATGTTCCACCGGCTCAAGTGAATGTCGCTGCACCTGTCATCAATGTGCCTGAGACTGTTGTGCGTGTGAACATTCCTGAGAACCGTCCGACCGTGCGCACAGTTGAACGTGACTCTGAGGGTCGTATCTTGACAATCACCGAAAGGGTTGAAGACTAATGGCTCACGGTTTATCGGCTTATCTTTGCAACGCAATTCTTGACGCTGTTGGCAACAACACTTCGTTCGCTGTTGCTGTTGCCTATGTGAAACTTCACACGCAAGATCCTGGTCCGCTTGGTACCGCATTCCCTGCAACCGAAACTACTCGCAAAGCAATTTCTTTCGGTGCTGCTTCTGCCGGTGTAATCGCTTCTGACGCAGATATCTCTTGGACAAATATCGCAGGCTCACAAGACGCAACACACTTCACCGTTTGGGATAATTTGACGGCAGGCAATTTCTTGTTCTCTGGAACTGTCGTCGCTGGTGCTTACACCGCAGGCGATACTTACACGATCACCGCAGGCAACCTCAGTGCTTCCTTAACAGTCGCAAGTTAGTTCCGCGATGGCGGTCATCAGATTCAAGTTAGACCTATCACAGTTAGATGACACTGCCTACGGTTTAGACGGTCCATCTGGTCGTTCATTCATTCTTGACACTTCACAACTTGACGGAACAGATGTTTTAGACGGCTCACTGTTTCTTGTTCTTGGCACAGCGTCTTCAAGCCTTGGCGGTTTAGACGCATCTGTGTCTGCGACTGTCACACAGTTCGCAGTGCTGTCTGCACCGCTTGGCGGTTTAGATGCGTCTGTGTCTGCGACTGTCACAGAGTTCGCAGTCCTGTCTGCACCGCTTGGCGGTTTAGATGCGAATGCTTCTGCAACTGTCGTCCAGTTCGCTGTGTTATCTGCACCGCTTGGTGGTTTAGATGCCACAGCCATTGCTCAGGCTGAAGGGTTCCCAGTATTCACTGCGACGCTTGGCGGGCTTGTCGCAACCGCTACCGCAGGCGACATACCAGTACCTGAGCCGACACCGTCTGGCGGTCGCCGAGTTTATTCAACAACACCACGCAAGAAAATTGAACCACTACCGCAAGTCGAGATACCTGTCATCCAACCGAAGCGACGCTACGCGGTCGCCTCAGCCATCCTCAATGGTGCAACTTGCACTGCGACCAGCTCGATCACATTCAGCATCTTGGACGATGACGCTGAGATATTATTGTTGGTCTAATGCCTTACTTCATTACCGACAAGTCACCAGACTGTTCTGGTTGGGCAACTATCAAAGAAGACGGCGAAGTGATCGGCTGTCACGAAACAAAACAAGACGCAATCGATCAGATGGTCGCGGTGTCTATCGCCGAAGATATGGAACCAGGTGGCGAACGCGCACCAGCACCACCAGAAGATCAGATCACAGGTAGCGACAAGAATCCTGCCGGTTCAGCAGCAGTCAAACAAGGTGGGATTGAAATCAATGAAGCGACCGAAACTGCGTTGAAAAATAAAGTTGCCGACCATAACGAGAAGATGACTGAAGGTGATCGGCCTGTTTGGACTCGTGTGACGCTTGGTGTGTTGAAGTCGGTTTATCGTCGCGGGTCTGGTGCCTATTCGACATCGCATCGTCCTGGTGTTAGTCGAGCGGCTTGGTCGATGGCGCGTGTGAATGCGTTCTTGTATTTGAGTCGCACTGGTCGTCCGCAGAATCCGAAGTACATCACCGACAACGATCTGTTGCATGTTGATCATCCGAAACATTCGGCGGCTGAACGCGCACTTCCTGACAACTATCGTCCAGCCTTGTCGCCTGATGTTCCTGAAGGTCGCGCATGTGGGAACTGTGTCTTCTACAACGAAGACAATGTGCAAGGCGAAGGTGACGATCTCAAAGCGTATTGCGAGAGATGGGATGCTTATGTCAACGGCGGATTCTATTGCAACGCATGGGAACCACATGATGAGGTGGATCCATACATGGGTGAAGACATGGTTGAAGAAGATCGGCAAGTATCTCTTGAGATACCTGTGTACATTCGCACGGCTGCTCGCAAAGGATTGGACTATTACGGTCAAGGACTCGCGGGTGAAGGGCTGGTCGATCGAACCGTTCGTGAAGCACGAGATCTGGCAAGAGGCGACATCACGGAAGACAAAGTCATCCGATCAAACGCCTGGGCGCAACGACACGCAGTCGATCTAGACGCACCAAAGAACTCGGACTCAACGAACGATCAGTTCCCTGGTGCGGGTGCTGTAGCACATTATTTGTGGGGCATCAATCCGTTGAACCCTCAACCAGCACGAGACTGGTTTGAGCGTAAAGCGAACGCGATCAAAGCCGAACGAGGATTGTTCAACTTCTATCGCACCAAGTCTGAATACTTTGCTAACATTCCAGGCATGGAAGACAACAAGGTCGAGACACGCCGAATCCAAGTCAACGAGTTTGAACTGCGAGCAGGTCCAACAGGTGACGGAATGTCATTCACAGGTTATGCAGCAGTGTTCAACTCTGATTCTGAACCGTTGCCATTCATCGAGCGAATCGCGCAAGGTGCATTTAAGAAATCTTTGAAGAGTCGTCAGCCTATAAAGATGTACATGAACCACGATTCGTCAATGCTTCTCGCTTCGACAAGGTCAAAGACTTTGCGACTTGAAGAAGATTCCAAAGGATTGTTAGTGAACGCAGATCTGCCAGACACAACTGTCGGCCGTGACCTGAGTGTTCTTATGCAACGAGGCGATGTTGACTCGATGTCGTTCGGCTTCTCAGTTCCTGCCGGTGGAGACTCATGGTCGGATGATGGCATGATGCGCGAACTTCGTCAAGTTCGTTTGCATGAAGTATCGGTCGTGACTGGCTTCCCTGCCTACAAGGCAACTTCGGCAAGTGTTCGTTCTCTTGACCTACTTGCCAAACGCACAGGTGTTGACGCAGACAAGCTCGCCGAGGCAATCACGATGCTTGAATCTGGCAACACTTTGTCTGATGAATCGGCTGAACTGTTGTCGAGTGCGGTCAGCAAACTTCGCGCCGAACCAGCGCAAGTTCCTGCCTCCGTGAACATTCTTGCAAAACATCTTGAACTGTTGAAATCGTTCTAACTTCTCGTCTATAGTTCTTCTTGTCGGTAAGCGTTCCGCTACGACTAGAGATTGGTAAGCGTTCCGCTACGATCGGAAGACAACTACATTCGCATATCCAACCACAACTACACATGAGGAAACAATGAAACAATTTATTGAACAACAAATGGCACAACGCGCAACAGCGTGGGAAGCCGCTAAGAAGATTCTTGATGTTGCAACCGCTGAGAAGCGTGACTTGACAGCAGAAGAGACACAGACATACGAGAAGATCAACAAAGAACTTGAGGATCGTCAAGCAACAATCGAGAAGCTCCGCGCCGATGAGGCTCGTGAACTTCGTCTTGATGCTGCAACTCGTGAGTTCGCAGACCAGGTTCGCCCAGTCGCAGACGCACCAAAAGCAGTTCGTGGTGACAAAGATGTTCTTCGATCGATGGCACGAGGCGAAATTCGTTCGCACGTTTTCGGACAATCTGAAGAGCGTGTTGTGACAAAGACTTCAACAGGTTCACCAGTTCCAACATCGTTCTACGATCAAGTAATCATGAAGGCTCGATTCGTCGGTCCAATGCTTACGACATCAATGATGCTGAACACGGCATCTGGTGAGAACCTTCAGATTCCAAGTTTGTCGACATACTCAACATCAGCACTCACTGGTGAAGGTACTGCTCCATCAACTTCGGATCCAGCATTCAACTCGTTCGTCACTCTTGGCGCATACAAGTATGCGTTCTTGACTTCAGTTTCAGTTGAACTTCTCAACGACAGCGGAGTGGACATCCTCGGATTCCTCTCAGATGTTGTTGGTAACTCAATTGGCACCGCAGCAAACACAGCGTTGACAACTGGTGCAGGTACAACTGAGCCAAACGGCATCGTGAACCAATCATCTGTTGCAGCAACTGCAACAGCTCTTGCAATCACAGCAGACAAACTGATCGACCTTGTTTACGCGGTTGACACAGCAGGTCGTCGTTTGCCAGGTACTGGTTTCCAGATGAACGCCACACAAATCGGCAAAGTTCGTCAACTCAAAGATGGAAATGGTCAATACATTTTCTCACCATCGTTGAGCGCAGAACAGAACGACATCCTTCTTGGATATCCAATCTACGAAAACCCAGCAATGGCGAACGCTGCTTCGGCAACACGTCCAGTGATTTTCGGAAACCTCTCGTCGTACTATGTACGCCAAGCAGGCGGAATCCAGTTGGATCGAAGCGATGACTTCGCTTTCAACACAGGACTTGTGACGTTCCGCGCCACTATCCGAATTGACGGAAACTTGATTCAAACAAGTCATGTCAAGCACTTGTTGATGCCAAACTCCTAGGAGTTAGCAACATCACATGATGGCTCGTAAGGGCTGTCACTAGGATTGAGTCGTTGTCAGAACGTGCAGGGCTGGCAACGACTTTTTCTATTCCCTGCTCTATTGATGGAGGTCATGTGTGGACGTTAGTAATAATCAGAAACGTGCCAGTGGAGTTACCAGCAGAGTTGGCGGACAAGTTGATTCGAGCGGGCGTGGCGCACTTGCCAGAGCAAGCCGTGTTGTCAATCCCGACCGACTCCGCATCACCTGGTATTCCAACGCCCCATGGGCGACGACCGGCTACGGTCAGCAAACCGCGCAAGTCATCCAAAGGCTCGCCAAAGAAGAACACGAAGTAGCAGTTCATGCGATGTACGGCCTCGCTGGGTCTGCGTCGATGTGGAATGGTTTCAAAATCTATCCACAAGGTGTTGAAACATATTCAACTGATGTGATGGCAGCGCACCACGCTGACTGGAGCAACGGAAGTGATCTGCCATCTTTGTTGATGACTTTGTTTGACACATGGGTTTTGAAGTCGCCTTCGTTGCTGAATGTAAAAAACATTGCGTCATGGGTTCCGATTGACCATCAGCCTGCGCCACCAGAAGTGGCTGCTTGGTGTGATCGTCCGAATGTTTATCCGATTGCGATGTCAAAGTTTGGTTCAAAGATGTTGGATGTGTTTGGAATCAAGCATCTCTATGTTCCTCACGGCATCGAATCAATTTTCAAACCAACACCATCAGTGAAAACAAATGATGGCAAGTCAATCACTGGCAGAGAGTTCATGGGATTTGAAGAAGACAAGTTCGTTGTGTCTATCTGTAACTTCAACAAAGGTGTGTCTCCGTCGCGCAAAGCGTTCGCAGAGAATCTGTTGGCGTTCGGGTTATTTTCAGCAGATCATCCTGATGCGCGTCTTTATCTTTATACCGAACCTGATGGTGCGATGGGTGGCGTGAACTTGCGTGAACTTTGCATCGCTTGCGGTATCAGCGAAGACAAGTATCAAATCGTTGACCAGTATTCGTATCGTCACGGCATCTCTCAAAGTGTGATGGCTGCAATGTACACAGCGTCAGACGTGTTGCTCTCGGCAACAATGGGTGAAGGTTTCGGAATCCCTGTCATCGAGGCGCAGGCTTGTGGAACACGAGTGATTGTTTCTAACTTCTCGGCACAGCCTGAGCTGGTTGGCGACGGCTGGATAGTTGACGGTCAGCCGTGGTGGGATCAGGCGCAGAACTCTTGGTTCTTTACGCCTAGGGTCACTGGCATCTTAGATGCGTTGAAAAGCGCGTATGAGGCACCTAGGAGCCGTTCTGAGAAGGCTATTGCTCATGCTGCGCAATATCAGGCAGATCGGGTATTTGATGAGTTCTGGAAGCCTGCGATGAAGGAGCTTGCGTCATGGTGCCGGTTGTAATCATCCCTGTTCTCAACCGATACGACTTGCTCGCCAAGTGCATCGGTTCAATCGACTATGGAGTTGAGAAGTTAATTGTCATCAATAATGGCAAAGGCAAAGTTGAAGCATTTGATAATCCGTTTATCAAAACTTCTTACATCTGGGATATGCCATCAAATCTTGGTGTGGCTACTTCTTGGAATCTTGGTATCAAATCAACACCGTTTGCTCTTGGTTGGATTCTGTTGAATAATGATGCAGAGTTTCTGCCTGGCAAACTTGAACGGTTTTGGCTGTCGTGTGAGGATAACGAGATTCAACTTGCTGGAACTCCGCCATGGGCTTGCGCTTGGATTGGTTGCGATGTAGTGAAAGAGATTGGTTTGTTTTGTGAGGCTTTCCATCCAGCATATTTTGAAGACAACGATTATGAGCGTCGAGCGAAGCATGCACATATCCCGATTGCGATTGTTCAAGATTCAGTGATTGAACATATAAATTCTGCAACTCTTAATTCTGACGAAAGTTTCTCTCACAAGAACACTGTCTCGTTTGAATCTAATAATGAACTGAACAAGATGCGCAACGCATCGTTTGATGAAGGTCATTGGGATCTGCAACGAAGACTTGAATTAAGTTGGGACAAATGAGCATTGCAATCTGTGCCACAGTTTGGGGTAATTATTGGGAACGGTTTGGCGCACTATTTATCGAACAGATGGAGAAGTTGAACACTGAGCCTGATGAAATAATCATTTCTTCACCTGAGCCGTTAAAACTTCCAAAGCACTGGATTGAGATTATCCAACCTCACAAGAAGTGGGATAATTGGAATGACACAATCTCTTCTGCAAGATCTGAATGGGTTTGTCCTGCTGGTATTGACGATATTTGGTTTGCTGATGGGCTTGATGGTCTCACAGATGTTGACGATGATGTGGATATTATTAGTGCTGCGTGGATGGAAAATGGCAGATTGTGGGCGGCTGATCCAATAGGTTTTGAAAACATTCTCCATTCATCACATAATCCGATGCCTGGGATGACTATTTGGCGCAAGTCAATTGCGCACAAGATTCCATATCGTCAAGTTGTTTGGAACGATTGGATCCAATGGATGGAGATTCGTAAACTTGGATTGAAAGTTGAGTTCAAAACTAAACCTGTGGGAGACCATATTCGTCATCCTGATGCTTACAGCATTCGAGGCGACGCAAACGGTGAACTTGAATGCGAACAGATGCGTGCAATCTTGCGTCAGCATAATGTTGTGCCTGGGGTAGAATTCCCTCCACAAATCTTGAAGTATG